CATGGAAGCCATCAGGGAAGATTGGGCAAAGATTCGTGGAAAGCAATCCTTTGCTCAACAAGCTGCTGATGTTGCTAGAACCACAGTCCCTGCCCAACACACTGGTCGTGACCCTGTGCTACTCAAAATTGAAGCTGATCGACTGAAGGCTGTCCCGCCATCACTTGAAACGCTGGCAAAAATGGCTGAATTAAAAAGGAAGGTGGTATGAATGAGCTGGCTTTATTCGCGGGTGCTGGTGGAGGAATACTTGGGGGAAAACTTCTTGGATGGCGAACAGTCTGCGCCGTTGAATGGGAACCCTATCCAGCAAGCGTACTGTGCGCCCGACAAAATGACGGACTTCTCCCGCCTTTCCCGATTTGGGATGACGTACAAACCTTTGATGGAAGACCGTGGAGAGGAATTGTTGACGTTGTTTCGGGAGGGTTTCCATGCCAAGACATCTCAGTTGCCGGAAAAGGAGCCGGAATTGACGGGGAGCGATCAGGAATGTGGGGCCACATGGCAAGGATCATTCGTGAAGTACAACCCAAACACGTCCTTGTGGAAAACTCACCAATGCTCATTTCTAGAGGACTCGGACGAGTGCTTGGAGACCTGGCCGAAATGGGGTTTGATGCGCGATGGGGAGTGTTGGGAGGTGACTCCATTGGAATTAACACAAAACGCGACAGAGTATGGATTTTGGCCGACTCCAACAAAATCGGACGGGGTGCAACACGGAAAAGAAAAGTGGATCAAGAATTCAAGGTCAAAACGAATTTCCCTTGGAAAGTCAGCGCCAACCGAGAAGATAACTTACGTCTATTTCGAGAGCGATATTCCGATGAAGTACTTTCCAGAACTTTCAGAGGAATTGATGATATGGCCCAGAGGATGGACGCGCTTGGAGCCATTGGAAATGGACAAATTCCTTCAGTGGCGGCAACAGCATGGAAAGTCTTAACAGCATGAAAAAGTGTAAATCTTGCAAGGCAGAGTTCACCCCTGTTAGACCACTCCAAAAAGTTTGTTCGCCTATGTGTGCCCTTGAAGTATCACGGCAAGCAACAGAAAAAAAGAAAGCCAAGGAAGCCCAAGAAGACCGCAAGAAGACCCGAGAAAAGCTAGATGCCATGAGGACTAAGCCTCAGTTGGTGAAAGTCGCTCAAACGGCTTTTAATGCGTTTGTAAGGGCTAGGGATGCTGACAAACCATGTATTAGCTGTGGCAAACCGCCAAGCACTGAGTCAAACAGTACAGATTGCGGCCATTTCCGTAGCGTAGGAAGCGCACCACATATGAGATTTGTGGAAGACAACGCTGCGGGACAGTGCAAGCATTGCAATCAGTATTTAGCTGGCAACGTCCTTGCATACCGAAAAGGCTTAATTGAGCGCATTGGGTTGGCCAGGGTAGAGCAAATTGAATCCGATCAGACCGTGAGAAAGTACACCAAAGAAGGCTTACAGGAACTAGCCAAGCACTACAACGCAGAAACAAGGCGACTAAAAAAAGAGGCGTAAGTTATTTGCAAGGTTAGGCAAGCAAAATAAAGTTTTAAGGAGAAAACATGACACACACAAAAGACGAAGCTCTGAAATTGGCGCTGGAGGCGTTGGAAGAATCAAAAACAAACAATGACACGATGGAGTTTCACGACCGTAAAAACAAAGCCATCACCGCCATCAAGCAAGCCCTTGCAGCACCTGTGCAGGAGCCTGTGTCAGCAGAGTGCAAGTTTGAACGGGAAAAGGAATGGGGCCGCTGCTCAATCGAGCACCACAATTTGGTTCAGTCAGAGCCGCACAAATGGCCCGACTATCAAACCCGCCTTCTCTACACTACCCCACCCGCAACACAGCCATGAAATGCCCACAATGCAAAGCCTGGACATGGGTTTTAGAAACAAGACAGCGCCCACAAGGAACATACAGACGTTATGAATGCGCTAATGGGTGCAGATTCACCACAAATGAAACAGCGGTAAAGATTGACAAGCCTAAATAATCAAACCGCATATAATCCGGCTATCTTAGGCTAACCCGAGGATAAAGGAATATGACGCCGAAACAGGAGAAGTTTGCTCAGTGCATTGCTGACGGAATGAATCAAGCGGACGCTTATCGTGCTGCTTACGATGCCGAAAAGATGAAGCCTGAAAGCATTTACTCAAAAGCCTCTGAGTTAATGGCTGACGGTAAGGTTTCGTCAAGGGTGCAAGAACTCAAAGAGCAACTATCCTCAAAAGCCCTTTGGACACGCGCAGACAGCGTTAGGGCGCTTCAAAACGCTATCTCTATAGCCGAGAACAAAGACAACGCAGCGGGGCTTGTAGCGGCTATTAAAGAGCTTAACGCTATGCACGGGTTTAACGAGCCATCCAAGCTAGAGCTAACAGGCGGCACAAACAACGTGAACCGAGTCGAGTTTCTGCTTGTCAACACTTAAAGTTCAAGTCCCCGCCAAACTTGCACCTCTATTAAGTCCAAAAAGGTACAAAGGGGCTTTCGGGGGAAGGGGCGGTGCTAAGTCTCATTTCTTTGCCGAACAGATCATCTGCCAAGCACTAGCGGGTAAGCGGGTAGTTTGCTTGCGAGAGGTGCAGAACTCAATCAAAGAGTCGGTTAAACAGCTATTGACCGACAAGATCATGAAGTTTGGTCTTGATAAGCAATTCACCATCCTAGATTCAGAGATTCGCGGCCCCAATGACAGCCAGATAATTTTTAAGGGCTTGCAGTCATTTAACGCTGCAAACATCAAGTCGCTAGAAGGCTTTGACATTGCATGGGTTGAGGAAGCCCAAACACTTAGCCAGCATTCATTAGACCTATTGCGGCCAACAATTCGCAAGCCAGGGTCTGAATTGTGGTTTAGCTGGAACCCGCGATACAAGACTGACGCTGTGGATAAGTTCTTTCGCAGTGGCAAGCGGGATGACTCAATCGCCATCCTGATTAACTGGTATGACAACCCGTGGTTTAAGGGTACGCCTCTCTATCAGGATATGCTCAAAGACTTTGATAGCGATCCTGACAAAGCTGAACACGTTTGGAATGGTGGCTACGGCTCAAGCCAAGGCGCTATCCTTGCCAAGTGGGTGGGCGAAGCTGAGAGAGATGGCCGCATCAATGATGATGTGGAGTATGACCCTGAAGCCTCAAAGATTGTTCTATCGTCTGACTTGGGCTTTCGAGACACGACCTCATGGTGGTTTTGGCAAGCTGTACCCGGTGGATTTAACCTTGTTGACTATCACCAAGGCAACGGCATGGACGCAGATGATTGGATTCCTGAAGTAAGGTCAAGGGTTGTTGACATAGGTGGGTCTGATTGTTTGGGGTCTATATGGTTGCCTTCAGACGCCAAAGCTAAGACGTTCCAAAGCAAACACACGGCAATGGAGCGATTTGTTAAGGCTTTTGGCGCTGACAAAATCAAAATCGTGCCTCAGTCAAGCAAGAAAGACCAGATTGAAGCCGCTAGAACGGTGATTAAACGATGTGCTTTTCACCGGGTTAAATGCGAGGCAGGGCTAGATGGTTTGAGGGCATGGGAGTTTGATTACAACGAGGATTCAGGTTTATTTAGCCGTGAACCAAAACACAATTGGGCGTCACACCCTGCGGACGGATTTTCGTATGGATGCCAAGTAATGTCCGAAAACGTGCCAAAACCGCAAGAAAAAGTGGATATTTTTCCAATAAAAGGGCAAAATAACCGAATAATCACAGCGCCATTAGATGACCTGTGGAAAGATACACCAAGGCGAAATGACCGAATATGAAACAGATTAATCCCGTTGCAGAAGCCAAACGCTGGAAAAACGAGCTGAAACAGGCCAAGCGTGAAGATGAGACGTGGGTAAAGCGTGGCAAAAAGATCGTCAAACGCTATCGGGATGACCGCACGCAGTCGCAAACTAGCAAGCGATACAACGTCCTTTGGTCGAATATTCAGACGATGTTGCCAGCCCTCTATGGCCGCACACCTCGCGCCCAAGTAGAACGCCGTTGGAAAGATAAAGACCCTGTAGCCCGTACAGCGGCAACCATCCTAGAACGTGCGCTTCAGTACGAAATTGACAACCATTCAGACTTTGACCAATCCATCAAACTCGCAGTGATGGATCGGTTGCTGCCTGGTCGTGGTGTGGCTTGGGTTCGGTTTGACACAAAAAGCGTAGAAACCATCGAATCATCCGAGATGGAATCGGCTGAAGACTCTAGCCCCGAAGAAGCCTACAGCATGACGCAGGGCGAGCCTCGGGTTGAGATGTACGCTGGAAAGCCTGAAGTTAACCTAGAAACTACCCCGGTGGATTACGTCTATTGGGAAGATTTCCGCTGCACTCCTGCCCGAACATGGGAAGAAGTGACTTGGTGCGCTCGCCGTGTTTACATGAGCAAAGAGGAAGTGGTTGAGCGTTTCGGTGAGGAGTTTAAGGACATTAACCTGACTCACGTTCCCCAAGGTCTTGATGAGATGCTGAAGTCTGGTTTTAACCAAGCCGATGCTGAAGCCATGAAAAAGGCTGAGATTTGGGAGATTTGGGACAAGACTAGCGAATGTGTGAAGTGGGTGGCTGAAGGCGAAGACCGTCTACTTGACCACAAATACAACCCTTATGGCTTGGACAACTTTTGGCCTTTGCCTAAACCTTTGTTTGCTACGCAGACAACGGACACGCTTGTGCCCGTTCCTGATTACGTTCTGTACCAAGACCAAGCGGACGAAATCGACAAGCTGACAAACCGCATTGCTTTGCTGATTGAAGCCCTGAAAGTCGTGGGTGTTTATGACGCTAGCCAAGCCGGTATTCAGCGTATGCTGACCGAAGGATTCGACAACCAACTTATCCCAGTGGATTCATGGGCGGCATTCTCTGAAAAGGGCGGCGTAAAGGGAACGATTGACTTCCTGCCACTTGACCAGACCGTGATGGCTTTGAATCAGTGCTACACCGCCCGTGAAGCCGCTAAACAGGTTGTGTATGACGTGACGGGCCTGTCAGACATTATCCGAGGCTCTAGCGTAGCCTCTGAGACTGCGACTGCCCAACAGATCAAAGGCCAATACGCCTCTATGCGCCTAAAGCGTATGCAAATGGACGTAGCCGTGTTTGCCTCTGAGTTGCTGCGAATCAAAGCGCAATTGATGTGTGACCTGTATTCCCCTGAAAACCTGATTCAAATGTCTGGGATTATGGGGACGGATGACGCTCAGTTTGCTGAAGCAGCCATTCAATTGATGAAGTCTGAGCCAGCCCGTAACTTCCGCATTGAGGTGGCGTCTGACTCACTGGTCGAGATGGATGAACAGGCTGAAAAACAGTCCAGAACCGAGTTTATGACCGCTTTTGGCGTGACTATGCGTGATGCCCTGCCAATGGTGCAACAAGCCCCTGAAATGGCCCCGCTGATCGGTGAAGTCTTGCAGTTTGTGGTGCGTACATTTAAAGGCGGACGTTCTCTGGAGTCTGCTTTGGAGACAACCATTGAGAAGATGAACGCGCCTAAAGAGCCGCAAGGCCCATCACCTGAGCAGCAACAAGCCCAAGCCATGCAACAGATGGAACAGGCCAAGATGCAAGCAACTATGCAAGCAGAGCAAGCAAAGATGCAAGCCTCTCAGCAAATGGAAGCCATGAAGACTCAGGCACAGGCGCAGATTGAGCAGTTCAAGGCGCAGCAAGCGATGGAATTGGAGCAAATGAAGCAACAGGCCGAGACTGAGCGCCATGCGTACAAAGCCCAACTGGATGCCCAGACAAAGCTACAGATTGCCCAAATGCAGACCGAGGCAAGCGCCAAGCCCGTGAATCAGTTCACTGTGGACTCTGGCGGCAAACTGGACGATATTGCCCAATCCATCACCGATGCGGCCAATATGCAAGGCGCTGGCATAGCGGAGGCGGTTAACAATCTCGGTCAAGTCGCTGCCGTTCTGGTGGGTGCAGTAGACGAAATGAAACGACCAAAACGCCGTGTGCTTGAACGTGACCCGATCACTGGCCGCGCTATTGGTGCTGTAGAGATAACCGACTAAAATTAAGATAGTAATGCTTTAGTTTTACTTTCTTAAAGGAACATCATGGAACCCTTGTCAAGTGCTATCTCTTTCGTCATCGCCAAGTTAAACTACGGTTTGAGTGCTTTGTTTATGTCTCTACTTGTTTTGTTTCTAAGGAAAACACCGGCATTAGACGGATATGGACGGGTTGCAACAGCTTGCATTGTTGGTGGGTTTTCAGTTGGAATAGCTATCATCTTTGGTGGTGCATTGGCTATCTATCTGGGCATGAATCCAAACGATGTGAACACGGGCATGGCTATCGGCGGCGCAATTGGTTTGGTAGCGTTTACGGCAGTTAAAGGATTGGTAAAACTCTTTGACAGAGTGGACAATAAAGATATTGTTCAAATGGCAAAAGAAGTAAAAGACACGTTCAAGGACAAATAATGAGTGACGCACAAGTGGCAATGTGGCTAACCATATCAATGGTGGCCTCTTTCTTCTTTATAGGCATTGCTTTTGTGTTTGTATTCATAAGCGGCCAAGATATGCACATCCTACAAAAAGTGGGGTTTGCATTGTTGGTTTTTGGCTTGGTTGTCCAGGTGGTGCGAACAGTCCACTATTTGAAATTCGGCTCTTATCCGGTTGACCATTACTTCCCCATGTGGCTGACAAAAGACCTTGGGATAATGGCGCTCATTTACTACTATTCATTCATCCATCCAAAGGTCACAAAATGATTACCGTGCAAATCAAACCCGCAAAAGCGTATGTCAACGGCAAGCAAATGATTGCCACTCAGTTCAACGTCAAGTCACTGAACGACAACCTCTATGATGAAGTGACGTTCTTGTATACCCTGCTGGATGAGAATGGCGTATGGGCTGGCGAGGCGACACACACACTCAAAGGCCGTGAAAACTACGTGGCATGGGACGCAACAGCTTCCGGCGCATACACAATCGTGGCGGCTGGCATTGGTCTGGAAATCGTGCCCTCAGAAGGCAAAATGTTTGAATTTGAGTCATGAGCGCAGTAATTGCCGATATTGTTGTTTACGGCATCCCCTTTGTCATTGGACTAGGGGCGATAAAAGTATTGCAGGGTCGGTATTACGGGCGAAAGAAGCCTCCAAAGCCTGACGACACTACACCAAAGGATAAATAATGGCGATTAGCATCGTAATGACGGGAACGGCGCGAAGCTGTACGCTAACAAGCGGTAGCAACTCGATGGTCGTATCTAGTGCCACGGGTTTGGTGGTAGGTGCAACTATCCAAGGCACTGGCATCCCCACAGGTTCACGCATTGGAACAATTAGCGGCACGACTGTGACAATGGTTACGGCGGCGGGTGCGGCTTCGAACGCTACGGTTGGTGGCGCTCAAAACTTGATTTTTTCCAGTGTTTACGGTTCTACTGTCACTGTTGCTTTGTCTGCCTCTGGTGATGTGGCTACATGGCAGAACGTATATAACGCTGGTTTTGGTACGTTGCTTGGTACGAAAAACTTGTTTTTCTCAGGCGCTTTGACTGTGGAGTTTGGCAGTATTGTTGCTGGTGCTCGGTTCGACCACGAAAACTGGACGGTTGAATGGGACACAGGTGGCAGGATTCAATTTGATAGCGGTTTGCTTGCAGGTGAGCAACGTGGCGGTTACGACATTGCGGGTTCATTGCTGATTAAATCGGCTGGCCCTACTCTGATTTTTAGATCATGGAACAACGCTGGTCCTGGTGGTTCTTCAATGTTTAAGAACACAGGCAATTTGTTGACGCAAGGCGGCACATTCCGAATGCACGATGCGCGGTTTGTTCTGAGGGCAGGCTCTGCTAACGCTGCTTTTGCTTTCACATCGGTGCGCGATAACATGATTGTCGAGAACTTGATTCTTGATTATTCAGAGGCAGGCGGCTCTAACGCTTCTATTGGTATCGGATATGGCACTGTTCTAAACCCAAAGATTGTGTTTTCAAACAGCGGATTGGCACGAACCAACGCCAACGCAATTGGCAACATCATCGGCCTGCAATTCTTGGGGTTGTTTACCGATAGCCCTAACGCAAAGTTTGCTATTCCAAACAACTACACGATGGAGGGTTATGCCCCTCAAGTTACAAGCTCACAGTCTCTTGGCGGTTTTCAGTCAAACAGCACTGAAACATTTGCCAATATTGATTTGACCTCGCCAGGATGGGGTTTGAATGACCTCAAAACCAAATATTTGCGGTTTGGTGGTACAAACATCATCAATTTCCCGCGCCTTGTAACTTTTGAATTCAACGACAGCACGGGCACAAACCTGACGGATGTGACGCTTTACATTAGCAGCGGTGCAAATACTGTTATCAACGCCGTGCAAGCTGGTGATTACAGCGCCAACACACAAGCACTTGTTTTGACTTGGAA